GCTCCCTCATCCGTCTAGAGTAGTTGTACCGCATAGCTTTGGGCTGTGCAAGTTACAAAATGTTGCGAACATTTATGTTCGTCATTGACAACTATGCAGGATTGTGGTGGGGGAGTTTCTTTGCGGAGAATACCGCCCATAATCTCCGCAACAAAAAAGCCCCCACCAATTAAGGTGAGGGCACTTGTATAATTTAGATTAGTATAATTTGGATTATATTGTAAATCTAAAGTAAACCTTTAAGTTTACAATCCAACTCATTTTGTCAACTTAACCGTTAACTTCGTTGACAAAATAGTTGACAATGGCCTGGTTCAATAGGGCCTCAATCTGCAACAGCAACCCTTTTTCGAACAAAAGTTCGTTTTCTCCTTCAACAAAAGGAAGGTCAAGGGGTTTGAGAACCTTGGAGTCAACCAAGCTGGTAATGATGGGAACCAGGTTTGAAGCCAAGGCTTTGAGTTCGCTATGCTCCCGAAGAGGGACAGCCTTTCCTTCTGCTGGGTCAAATACCAAATCGGTTGCTTTATCCAAACCAAACTTAAGAGCATTCTTAATGGCACCATCTGCAGGCAAAAGGCTAATGACAGCACCGCCAACAAGATCAATTCCTTCATTTAAAAACCTTTTTGTCTCTTCCTTCATTGGTCTTCCCCTCTCTACTCATAAAGAACGTCGAATAATTGATATGCACAGACAGCAGCGTACAAAGCTTCCTCTAAGCGTTGGGCCGGGTAATTCTTTCTCATCTCCAGGGGCAGTTGGTAATAGGCAGCCCGTGCGATTTGCCCAACATCTTTTCGCGCCATCCCTTTGTACTTATGCATGTTTTTATGTACGTCATGAATCTCCTGGGCAACCACCATCCACAAGTTGAGGCGTTTGTCTCCAAGGTTAACCCATTTCTTCTTTTGCCATCGGATAAGCCGCTTGGCATTATCCATAAAGGAACGTTTTGCCATTATGCGAGGTCCTCAACTTCTATGCCTGCGAGTCTTGCTTTGATTGGGTGTTCAAGAAGCCAATCTGTTGCAACGTGATTCATTAGGGCTCTAAACTGGAGAATGTCCAAGCTTTGAACCTGACTAAGGACTTCTGGTCTAGGTTTTGGACGTCTAGGACGCCAATCATGAGAAGTAACCGTCGTGTTGTAATCCGTCTGTTCCTGGGCAGTTGGTGGGGTTCGCCATGTCGCTATGATACTATTTGGATTTACGTATCTGAAGCTTGAGAATCTGCCTGGGAACTGCCTTTGTAGCTTTTCCACCAGGTCAAGATAGCGTTTATTTATCAGCATTAAGCAATCCTCACCCAGGTTAAGCTGCTGTACCCATAAGTTGAAGAGCTTGTGATTATTGATTGCGTCCAGGTAACCCCTGAAAAACGCTTGGCTTCAAGCCTGATAGTTTTTGAAGCCGCAACTGTTACGATAATTTGACCGGTTGCTGTTGGAATATTGGCAAGAGTCCCGGTGTTGTAAGCAATAATCAGATCTGAATTGGCAACTGCGGCAGCATCTGTTTGGTTGTAAAGTCTTGCAACAATCAATCCGTCTATGTCAGAGGTTTGGATAATGGTTGACGTGATATAGCTTATCAGATAGGTCCCTGATGCGGGCAGGGTAATATTTAAGCCGGTATCTTCCCATGTGTCATCGGCGGTAATTGTATAATCAGCCGCAAGAACAGTTCTGCCGTTAGAGGCTCCAATCCAATCTACAAATGATAGGGCATCTGTCCGGCGCGCTAAAACCCTTTCGTTGGCCCCTGCTGCTATATCTGCAGGATCTCCTGTAGAATTGGCACTTCTGCCAATTACGGAAAGCGCAGCGGAGTCTCGGAGCTTGGCGTCTGTTACAGCGTTGCTTGCAATGGTAGTTGCATTATTTCCGGCTGGAGCCGTTACGTCCCCAGTTAAGGCTGATCGTTGTATTCCGCCTGAACCAGTAAACTCTACCCCGCCGCCAACAGTAAGTTCTTCAACGTCACCTGCGCCTGCGGTGTCTCTGCCAAGCAGGCGGTCTGTTGCAGACACGTTCTGTATTTTGGCGTACGTAACCGCATCATTATCAATATCCCCAGTCGCAATTGTGCTTTTTGTAGCAAGACTCCCAAGCCCTAAAGTTGTTCTTTGCGCTGAGGCGTCTGCATCATCCAGTAATGCTCTTCCGGCAGAAGTGCAGGCAATCTCTTCAACATCGCCTGCGCCACTGGAAGAACGCCCTAAAACCTTATCAGTTGCAGAGACATTTTGAATCTTAGCGTAGGTAACAGCGTCATTTGTAATCTGGGATGTTCCGATACTCCCACCCATGCTACCGAGGCTTAGATTGGCTTCCACAACGTTGATATCGACTGTTTTGTTGGCAGCGTTATCCGTAATAGATATCTTGTTTGACCCGGCATCAATGGCTTTAAATGGAAGATCGACGCCAACCTTTGGAAGGACGATGCCGACGCCAGATAAACCTGCATTGCTGGACGTGTTCGATTCCCCAAAGGATAACCCCGTAGCTGCAATCGTTACATTAGCTCGGTTGTTTGAGGAGTCATCTGCAACCGTTGTTGTAATGTTTGCCCCATCAATAAAGTTTATTTCAGGACGTGTTGTTGCAAGCGTACCGGCTTTAGAGAACTTTAGAATTCCAAGCAGGGTATTAAAGGGCATGGGTTATCCCTTTTTAGCGTTGCTTTCATCGTAGTAAATGCTAATGGTTCCAGCAGAGATAGACGATAGCTGCAAAAAGATGGCATCTGCACCTGGCATATCAATGTAGTCGATGGTATCGCCTGTGTAGTTGACGGAGGCGTTATTTTTAGGTTTTGACCAGGTGTTGCTGACGGCGTTGTACATCCAGATTGTGACAGTATACGTTACTGCGGCGCCGTTTGATGGAATAAAGTGAACCTTGATTTGAACGTCCCCGCTACCATCTTTTGCACCAATAGGGAATAAAGCTGGTTTAGCTTGCGTAGTCCATGCAGCTGACGGTGTAATAGGTGGCGGCGTACTTTTTGCCGTTGCAGCTGAATAAGGTGCTTTTGTACCAAGCGAGTTTGGATCCGGATTACTGGTCGCGTCAAGCCCAGTACCCAAGGTACCTGTTAATGGCATTCTCTTCTTCCCCTCTTATTTTGCTAAAGAGATTTTCAACTCTTTAATAAGCTCTTTAATTTCGTCTACCGAATCTCTCAACTCGACCTTTGTGGCGTAGTTCATAGCCACTCTGGTTTCAAGCTGGGCAAGATCTCCTTTAGTAGCAAACAAACCGGTCTGTAGAAGTGCATAGATTACTAGGCCTACTGTGCCGCCAATTGCAATGTTTGGAATGTGCTCTTTCATTAGCTTACCTCTGTTACATAGAAGCCTAAAATGTCGACATACAAGGAAATACCAGCAGCTGAAATCTTGTAATCAAACTGCTGTGAGCTATTGGTTTCCATATCAAACGTGGCTATCGGAATAGGATTGGTGTTTGTGGCCCGAATGCTGTGTTGCAGCAGAGATGATCCTGTCGGGCGGATGTAAGCGCTTTGGTTGGAGGAGGCATACACACCAGTCATCATAAATCTGCCTACCGTGGAAATTGGCGGAATTAAAACGTTGCCACTAACTGCTGCATAGGTTGTGGAAGTCCCTGCCGATATCGCCGTTAGCGTGCCAGCAGTAGGGCCACTCATATCAGATGTGTTTGCCGTATAACCTATGTAAGGCCTTGTCCAGGCGCCAACCATAAAGAATGGCACAATGTTGTTTGATGCATCATTCTTTACACAAAACGGCAACAGGCGCTTCAAGTCATACCCACTTGGCATGGTCGGGCTGACAGATGATGCTGAAAACAACCCGGCAGTTGTACCATCACTGGATTTTTTAATGGCCCAAAGGTAATAATATCCAGAACCTTCTGAGCCGGTATCTAGCCCGTTTGCGCCAGATGCGTTTAAAACAACGTTCTGGCTTGCGGTAAACCGGATACATTCAACACCGCTAGAGTCTCTGATGCTTGTGCCCGCCTGGATTTGGACTGTATTTGCATCGACGTACTTGATCATATTGCCCGTAATTAGCCCGCTGATGTCGTTACTATCAGGGATTAATACGGTTGCCCCCCGGCGTCGCATCTTCAGCGTGTTGTCAAACCACAAATCGCCTTCTGCCAATGTGGTTGGGGTGCCGATGATGTGACGAGTGCCTGCCCCAGCATTGGTAATATCAACTTTGTTAGTATTCCCAGTTGCATCAGCAGCGGTTGGGTGAAGGGTGATTGTGGTGGTTGTTAAAACACGGGCATAATAAATGTTGCTTGCGCTCAGCCCAGTAGGAATGGTGCCGCTTGGGACGGCTCTTACCCTTACAGCGTCCCCAGTAGACAGGCCATGGGTGTCGGTTGTAATAACGTCTGTAGTTGTATCAATAGAACTGATGGTTGCTCGAATGGATGGCACGTTGACGTAGCCATCTTGGGCTTTCATACCATCAATAGTAACACCAGAACCTGCAGTACGCTCGCTAATCCCATTTGTCTGCAGGTTATTCGATGTAATCAGCGTGCCGGACTGAGTAAAAGTCCCAGACTCAATAGTTGTAATGCGGGTGTCCTGACTATTTGACTCGTTTACGAGCTGGTTATATTCCGAGTCCAGGTCATCCGCGTTAATAACATTACCATTTGAAATTTCAGGGTCTTTTAACCGAGAAATTTGTGCCACACCCCTACCCCCTACTTATAGCTTCGTGAAAACTCCATATACTCCACCAACCCAGAAAGGCCTAGGAAAATAGGCCCGGTACTGCCAGTCGTTCCCGTTACGGTAAACTGCAACTGCTCCCCATTTCCGATAACCGGGATTTTTATTTTCTTTAAAATGGCACTGCCGCCATAAACTGAAGTTCCAAAAACAGCTGCTGGTGGGGTCACCGTTCCATAGACCGAGCCAGAACCGTCTGTAATTGAAATCGTCTTTGAGATTGTCTTTTGAATGTTGTTGCCGCCACCCCGCCATTCGGTCTTAAACGTGATGGTTTCTGATCCAATCAGCAGGAACCAGGCATAGCACTCCAACACGCGTTTGTTTTGGTACTGGGTTCCAAAATTGAAGAATGGGTACTTGTAAATCCAGCTAATGCCGGTGCTTCCATACTTAGAAGAGTTGAACCATTTTCGGATGTACCCAGTGCTGCTGCCTGTAAAAACCGTTTTATTCAGGAGCAATGCACAGGTTTCAGTCGTCCCTTTGCGGATGCTCCACATATTAACTGGGCCCTGATCCGTCTGGTTGTAGTAGTAAACGATGATAGTGTCGGGTTCGGTATTAGAGCCAGTTGGAATGGCAAACCAGACTTCCCGACGATCTGGATAATGGATCGCCCAAGCCTTGTCTTTTGCGCTTAGGTTTAGTGTTGCCAGTGTATCAATGACGCGTTCAGAACCAATGGCTTTCGGCTGAATGGTTCCGCTTTCGGTTGCAGTGCTTAAGCTGTTGATGTTGTACACATCCAGGAAAAGCAGGTCTTGCCCAACCTGAACAACGCAGCGGTTGTTTAAAGCGCCAAACTTCGAGGATATTCTAGTAACGACAAAAGTGGATGGGGTGGTACCAGACAGCGAATAAACGGAGCGATCTTTAAACAGGATTAAAACGTTAGTATCCTGATTTGGGATATAAAGGTTTCGCATGGCAACCAGGTTTTGGCCGTCCCCAGGATTGACTTGAATGACGGCACCGTCCGTTGCAGAAGCTCCCAACGTAAATGTTTCTGGGGCGAGATTGTCGCTTATGACAATATGAGAGGGGTATTTTGTTGCCCCATTGAAGTTGGCAAAGGTGAGGCGGTTCGCGTAGGCTTCAACCAAAGAGGGTTTGTCATAGGAATCTGAACCGCTGGTAACAGGCCATCCACTTGCAGCAGACATGCTGCCTGAACCTGCCCATTTTTGTGGGCTGATACTTTTTTCTACGGCGTAAAGGGTTCCTTTGAAGGTTTCAAAATCCACTGGATTACCACCGGTAAAACCAGTAGAAATTTCGCTAGTAACAGCACCCGTTGACGTATTGATATTCTTGATTTTGCCGTTAATGGCTTCAAGAAGATAATCAGTTCCACTTGCATCGGTGTACCACCCCAACGAATCAACGCGTGCTCCAGACTCCAATTGCGCAGTAAAGTTGTCATAGCCTTGTTTGTAAGCAGACCATTGCCCAATTGCATCGACGTGCATGTTCTCGATTTGGACAGCAGCATCCGGTTGAATGAACATCGTACCGGTGTACTCATCCAACCCCTTGGTGTTGAAAAAGAAACCAAAGGGTTTGATTCTACGTTTTGATGCCACTTACGCAAGCCCCTCTTCAAAGAAACAGGTTGGGTTGGTTGACCAGGCTTCAACCATAATTTCGGAAAACAGATTGAAGGCTTCTGCAGATGTCGCATCTGGATCTGCAAAGCCTTTTCTTCGCTCGTACATCTCTTGCGCCCGTTTCTCTATAAAACGAACCCAACGGTCAGGTATAATAAACGTGTCGCTTGTCGCGCTTATGCGAGTAGCCACCGTCTTTCCATATTGGTAGTTAACCGTTCTGGTACCATCTGGAATTGGGTAAAACCCAACCTGGTTGTTTCCCTCCGGATAAACGTACTTGGGCTTACCAGTCGTCTCGTTCCACAAACTATCCAAGGCTTTAACATAGTCTTTGGTGACGACTTGCAACTTGTCGTCATTGTCAGTTTCGTTTTCAAAGCTCCAAGTATAGAGGTCAAACACCATGGCATCAGATGCCAGGCTATAAACCCGGGTCCCGTTAGACAGCGTTAATGCGCCTGATGCATTCAAAAATGGGGTTTCAGGGGGAAGCGCCATTAACAAGTCTTCATAGGCTTCCACGATGTCCTGAACAAGATCGTTCGTTTCATCGTTATTTGAAAAGCTGGTAATTGTTGGGTCTAACCCGACCTTCCGGCTTACTCGTTGAACAGCCTGTAAAAGCGTAACAGCCATCTTCCCCCTAACTCCCTAAGTTATTGCTTTACAAAAGCAAACTTGTTCCGAATGATTGTGGTAGCAACCGTCCCAGTCCAACCAGGAGAGGTACCACCCAAATCAACCTGCCAGCGCATAAACGCTGGGAAACCTTGCAAGGTTTTCTGTTGGGTATCAACCGCATGTAAAACGGTTGTTCCACCGCCAGCTGAAGAGATGGACTGGGCTCCTGTAGAAATATCGTTGCCCCCATCATCTTTCAAGGTAAACCAGTTGGTTCCATCATTGGAACCTTGCAAGATCAGGTTAACAGTTGGCGAAGTACCTGTTTTATCGGTAGCTGCGATATGACCGAACACGGCAGAAACCATACCATCCCGGTTATCGATGGTTTTACCGTTTACCGGGTCAGTGGTGTCGTTTGATGTAGCGGTAATATATGCAGAGATTACCTGTGCTTTATCAATGGTCGTTCCGACCTGATCATGGGTAATTGCCATTTTTTACTTCCCTCTTAGCTCACAAGCTCTTCTTGTGAAGCAGGTTCACTCTCTTCCTCTTCTTCCAGCCTAAAAATGCCTTGTTGTTCGTCAGCCACCCGCCGACCATATGCAAGGTCTTTTTCTTGGCGTTCCAAGAGCTTAATAACCCGTTTGTACATTTCCTTTTGTTCTTTGGTTTTAGGCTGTACGTTCGGGCTTAAGTACGGATGGATAAAGTCACGATGAAGGCCTAGGTACTCAATGTCGTAGTAATCATCGACTATGAGCTCCTGAATAACATGGCCGAGCACAAACGTACCGTGTGGTGTGTCCATGTCTCGGTTTCTGATGTGAAAGAGGTGCTGTTTTTGCTTTGCCGCATCTTGTGGCCAGCTTCGACCGTCTGCGTCCAATCCGCCTGTAATATGGGCGAACTTTTGCAGCAAGCGTGTAACTCGCGGTGATTGCTTCATATATCCTCCAAAATAAAGAGGCAGGGGCCGAAGCCCCTACCGTTAGTTAGCTTTGTACAATACAACCCCTGCATCATCGTTGAATACTTTAGACCCGTAGAAAGCCAAACCTTTCACACCGGTACCAAATTGTTTTTCCGGCTTGTAGGTTTCAAACTTATCCGGGGTAATCCGCATTGCAAACGAGATGAAGTCCTTTGTAAAGAACATCAACGGCAAGGTGTTGGATACTGCTGTAATCCGGTTAGAGACCACAACACGAAACCCAGCCAAATGACCGATGGTTGCCTTACGAACAACAGAGTCCCCCTCGGAAGTCTGTTGGACGAAACGTGGCGACTTTAAGATCAGCGCCTCTGTTCCGACATCAACAACAGCAACAGGATCGTCATCCAACCCCTCTAAAGCATTCTTCGCCTTCAACAACCGACGCGCTTCAATAAAGTAGTGATACACGTTGTCAATCGTTAAAGAGATCGGGTTGGTGGTTGTACCAATGACGTTTGCGGCATCGGTATCTGCATAGTGGGTAAACAACCGGTCATCGATGGTTTGTGCCATAGTGACCATAGCCCGCTTGGAAAACCCTTTTACCAGGTCCAAATGAGCGGTTGCTTGTTCAATACTATCGATAACAAACTGGAAGTATTTCTTTTGGTTCAGTACCAAGGTTGCATCGGTCAAGGAAACCGTTTGAACCGTGTTATCCGAACCTTCCGTGTAGTTACTAACAGATACGTTCCCATACTTTTGAACGTGTACGGTATCACCAGCGCTTGCCAAATCCCCTTCAACGCTTCGGTTGACCAAAGGAACCATAACAGAGGCAGCATCAAAGGTCTTAGCAAGGTACTTTGACCAAACCGCTGGTACCGCACCCGAAATCGAGTTCGGCATTTCTTACTCTCTCCTCAAAAACTTATTTAATCGGTACCCTTAGCGGCCCTTAAGCATTTGACTCATGGAATCTGCAAGCAACTTATCTAGTTCATCTTCAGGAAGCTTGTTAAAAGCTGCCTGGTTCATTGCTGCGACATCCTCTTGCCTATAGGTGCTGCTACCCGTTTGTTGTCCTTTGACCTTCTTGCTTGCCAGACGGGCATCTGGTGCCGAAGGTTGTTTAATTGTTGCGTTTGTGGCTTGCTTTCGCAGCCGTTCTAAAATTCCGAGTTGTTGTAAAGCCTCAATCCCTTTTTGGAGCTTACCGGCTTTGTTGGTGATGGCAGCTGCGTAGAGACTGTCCTTTGCTGCCATAGCATCAATAAATTGACCAACTTTTATAAAGTCGTCTTGGGTAAGTTCTGGTAAGTTCTTTTGAACTTCTTCTTTTACCTCAACCCACTCCACATAGTCCTGGGCTTCGGCAACCTGCTGTTTGTAGGTTTGGAAGGTGTCAAAGTCTTTTTTGTACTTCTTAGCGTTTTCAATCGCGTTTGTATACGCTGTCTGAACGTATCCCGCCTCAAGTTCGCGGCCATTGTCTCGAAGTTCCAGAAGGTAGTCGTTCATCTCCTTCTGGTTCAGTTCATAGATAGGCCGACCGTCTTTTTCGTAGACCCCACCTTGTGGCAACCCATCTAAAAAGTTGGTTGACTCTAAGCGACTAGCAACCTCTTTTAATTGGTCTTCCATCCGCTTCAACTGGCCACGCAAAGAGGCATCTTCCTCTTGTTTGGCCTTGGCCTCAACTTCTTGAAGGCGCTCTTCTAAGGTTTTTTCTTCTTCCTTAAATTCGGTCTGATCGGGATCAGATTCCTCATCCGGACTCGTTATATTTTCATCAGAAGGGGCCTCTTTTTCCTCTTGGGTATCAGAAGTACCCTCCTCATTTTCAGGGGCCTGCTCGCCCTCTATTTCTTGTGCAATTCCAAGTAACTTATCTAGCTCTTGCTGCAAAAGTTGATCTTCGGTAGTTTCTGATTGACTGGTCTGTTCTGGTTGCTGCTCGTTGCTTGCGTCCAGATTAAGATTTTCAGTCCTCACTTTCATATATCTCCCCTTTGTTTAGTAACTCTTCGACGGTGGCATCGACTTCATAGAAGACAGAATCGACGCCGGCTTTCATAAAGGCGTAACGTTTGGCCTCGGTTTCTAGCTCTTGTCCCTTCAAGTTAGTATTGAGGTGCTGTTGCTCCTGCATTCGGTAACGGAGCGCCAGGAAGGCCGGGTGCTCCTTGAGCTGCAGGAGGTAGCGGTCCACCTCCGCCGGTGACATTCGGAGGTAATCCTGGTAATCCATTCATGGCTCCTTGCATTGGTATCAACTTGATAATTTCGTTTGCGTTGGGCAATCCACCCAGAACCAGCATGTCGTTCAGAGCGACATAGGGATCTACTTCGATACCTTGTGGTTTTAACGAAACTAATCCGCTTTGCAGCATTGGCGGTATAATCTCCAAAAGAAGGGAACGAATGTTGGCCAACCGCTTTCCTCTGGAATTGGCAGCTTGGGCAGAGGTGATCAACCATTTAAAGTCCATCTGCTTAATCAGTTCTGGGGTAAGCGTTTTGGTTATATCGCCAACAGCAACGTACTCGTCTTTGGTCTTAAACTGTTTGTCATTTTCAAAGCTCATGTAAAGCAGTGGCTCCAAAACAGAGTTGGTGAAGTTGTTCATAATGGACTGGAACCGGCTGTTTGCCCCTTGGATGTGTTGGTCCACTTGGAAAGCAGTAATATTTGACGGGCTGTTTGCAAAGTCATCCCCAGTAAAGACAGGGCTTGCGCCTGTGACCTCTCGAATATTGTCCTCTGCCTTTTGGATGACAGCCTCCAATAAACTGAGGTTGGTGACGTTGACTTGAATTTGCTGGATGGAACCAAGGCGTTTAACTGGGATTGTCATCCCTGGTTCAACCTCTTTTGATTCCCGCCAAGCGGGCTCTGTATTCAGAACTTCAAAAACAGGTTTTGCTGCCCAAGACCCAATCTTTAGCACCCGGTCAACTGCTGTATCCACGACAGCTGCGCTTGGAATTGCGTGTTTAATCAGAGACAGCCCGTAAATCTGATTGGGAATCGGCATCAAGGAATGGACGATATAAGGCACCCGACCATGGTTATATGGGTTTGGTCCAAACCAAATCAATTCCTGGCCATTTAACGTAACAGCAACGTGATTCTCGTAGACTTTGCCTTTGATTACAAAGTCGTCATAACAAATCATTAATAACGCTTGTTGCTTTCCTTCCTCTTCCTCATCAAAAGGAATGGGGGCAGTTAGGCCTGACGCCAACCGTTTTTGATTGCCATCTACGTCGTCATCCCACAGATAGGAGGTGTGATAGGGTTTAACGTTCTTGAGGTCATAGTCTCGTTCAACCTGCCAAGTTGGGGCGTACCAACGACGAATAAACCAGCTGTCTTCTATGGATCTAGCATTTGGATCCACCCGCCAGTCATTAAAGTCTAGACATTCAACAACGGTGCCTTCAAACTCAACAAAGTCGTTGATGGTTTTCTCTTTGACACCAAGAACAGGCAGCGGGATTTCGATGCCACCAAAACTGATGGAGGGAGCCTCATAAACAGTCTTTTTGCGCTTCTTAACTTTCCACGGCACCGCTAAGCAAGCAGCTGGGTCTAGTTCCAAGGTTAGCAGGAACCGACGAAGTTCTTCTGTGGCGTTTGATTCTGCAAAGTTGTCTGCGCGGTACTGCTCATATAATTCTTGGTAACGCAAGGCTACATCGTTTTTTGGCGTACCACGGAAAAAACGTTCATCCGAAGGAAAAATAGAATTGTGTAAGATTGACAAAACAGAATCGACGGAGCGGGGGATCAGCCCTAGGCGAAGCCCCTTTTTGGAGCGGTTGATATTCGCTGTTCCAAGGCGTCTACCCGTCTGGCCTGCTAAGTGCTGGGCTTGTGGATGGTTTCGTAAATAAAAATCCCATGCCTCTTTTGAATCCGAGATCAACTCCTGAATCTCAGAAGTTGTCCTAGAAAAGCGCTCAGAGATCATCTGAGCAACATCGTTTCCTTTGCTGCCAAAAGACTTTGCTACATTGACGGCATCGTCAAATGCATATGAATCGGGCATTTTCTCCCCCTACATATCCGTATAAGGATTTACAAAATCGGATGAATATATTGGTTGGTAATTGGCTGTCGGTACCCCTGCATACCCTTCAGTCTCCAGGTAGAGATAGAGAAGACAATCAATGACGTCTTCATAGGGGTGATTAGGCTCTTTAATTTTATCGGTTAAGTTACCGTTGGCATCTTTTTTGTAACAGTACCCCCCTTGAAACGCTTTCTTTAGCGTAGGACAACCCGCATCCCCGTTTGGAGACACATAAATTGAGAAAGCTTCTTGGCCGCCTGGTGTTTCTTGGAGGTCTTTGAGAATCAACTCTCTTCCACGATGCTTACGCTCACGAACTGGTAAAGACAAAATACGGTCGTACATCGGAAAGATGCCTTCTTCTTGAAGGACTTCTATCTCTGTTCTAGAACCTCGATGATCCTCAAATGAGCCAGACGGGTCGCAGATATCGACAAAATGGGCATCGGGAAATAAGGTTGCTGAGTCGCTAAGCGCTACCCTTAATTGCTCGATTGTGTTACTAGCGTTGTCAAAATCTGTAACAAGGCCTTTTGCACCGAGCACTCGTTCATGCAGGATTCGTTTCCGATGATATGAATCGATTTGAGCGTATAGCGTCGCATTGGTTCGTCCAAAGTCCCATATTCGATAGATAGGCTTAGAGGGATTATAGGCAAACGAGTTTGTAACATGGCGATGCTCCTTAAACGGATTAAAGACCTTGCCAGAAACCGACAAAGCGTAATTAATGTCCAACTCCCTTGCAACAGCGTCCTCAGTCCGACGCTTGCACTCGTTCTCATACCACACTTGATCCTTCTCTGGATGAAGCGCCCAATGCAATGTATACTTGCGCATTATGCTGCAATTAACCCCTTATCACGTAAACAATCTTCATTGCCGGGATAAATCCGAACCTCGTTATGTTGACTGTGCATCAACTGGAAAAAATAGTTCCCTTCCCCATAGGGGGTAGAGGTAATAATCCGGCAATTGGTTGTGTCAGCACACCCTTCGTATGCAGCTTCTGAGTTCTCCCAGAACGCGAATTCGTCAAAAAAGATGGCGCGGTACCGACGGGAGCGTCCAAACGCTGGATTCGCAGATTCGCCAGTCAGGATGTTGTTATTTTGCATGTTGAGAATGGACAGCTTTTTGTCGTTATACTCAGGACGCATCCAACGCGGCATCTTTTGAAGCGCATATCGAAACTTCCCAAACAGGGTAGAGTCTGGATCCACAATGGCGTTACAGACCTCTTGTTCCCGCTTGGAACCACAATGGAAGTTCCAACCATCTTTGAACAGCCAACCCCAGAGGAAGATCATCATGATCATCCAAGTAACGCCCATATCCCTGGATTTCTCAATCCCAAAGTCATGTTGTTCTTCAATGTTTTTAACCCACTCTTGGATGCACCACTCTTGGAAGGGGTACAGGTTAAAGGGAAGATCCCTGCCGTTTTTCCGTGGGTTTGTTGTCCAAGCAAAGGCATTCATCCAGTACACAGGATCTTTAGAACATAGTTCCAAAAGGGCGGCCTGAAGCCCCTTATCCTTCTCTGCTTTTTGCAGGAGGATAACGCGATCAATTAAGTCCATCGTTATTCCGGCTCGTTTAGTAACTTTGTTTTCTTTGCAAATTCGGTAAGTACTTCTGTCGGTTCTGCATCCACTTCCCCTGCAGCAACCTCTGCTAGGACGTCTACAAACCGCTTAGACGTCAAGTTAACCCCTGGAATGGTTCCCAGTTGTCCAGCTGCAAACGTTGCTTGCAAAATTCTGGCTCCTGCTTCGGTAAGGTTCCCTTCCTGGAGTGCTTCGGAGCCTTTAACCAAAGCCCTGCCAGTTCCTTTGATGTCTTCAGAAGCGATGTTTAAACCAGCCCCTAGAATGGGTAAGCCAAGGGGCTGTACTTGTTTTGTGTAGTCGGTGCCTAAGAAATGCTTTGTGATGTTAAGTCCAGTTGCGTCATCAAACTCTGCAATTTGTTCTTTGATATCGTCTGGTAGTATCGCATAGATAGGGGCGGGGATAGCAGAAGCTCCCCCTGTTTGAATGGCGTTCATTGCAGAGAACGCTGTCAAAGCGGCCATTGATCCAACGTTACCCTTACGAATCCCATCCAACATCCGAAGGTACATCTTGGTTGAAGCCAAACTGTAGCGCATCAAGGCAAGCGTATCAGTTCCAGTATGATCCAGAAAGATAAGTGGTTCATTCCCCAGCTTTGACACGAAAGCTATACGTTCCAATGCTTCCATGCCCTTACCAGGTTGAATGGCTTCCCCAACGTAGTAAGAAAGGCCCCTTAATGGGTTTTCTGTAAGGTTCAATAAGTTGACCCGAGACATAACGCTATCGTCTGTATTGAACCCGTAGACCCCTAACTTTTCTAGCTCAGGAATACGCTTCCAGAACTGACCACCTGTTTTGCTGAAATAAGTTGCCATCCCTTTTAAGACAGCTGCAGGATTGCCGCTTTCAAACGCATAAGCTAAAGCTTTGGGCGTGAATTCAAAAGCATTCAGGGCGGTAATCAAAGGGTTCCAGGATACGAGATTACCGACAGCTTGACGGGCAACCTTGCTAAACGGATTAGAAGGCGTAATCAATCCCTCAATCTGTCCACCAGAGGCATGCTTTTCGAAGTACCTCGCTGCATAGTCTTTAAACAAGTCCGGAATATTCTGCGAAACTTCTTCCTCAATCGCTCGGATCTGAGGTTTATATTGCGCCTTCCAGATCTCACGATTGCCCTTACCATGCTTGGTAACGTAGTCCATATACAAAGCGTTAACGCGATCAACAACTTCCTTGCCAAGGTAAGCTTCAGGACTCGCTGTATAGGCGAAGATCTCAACCGGATGAAACCCAAACTTATCCGCGTACTTTAGCCAAGGTGAGACATTCTGGTTCATAGCAGCTTGGGCTGCTGCTTCTTCTGCCCTGGTTGCAGCCCTGGCATAAATCGCTTTGGCATGGGGCGTCTTTAACGATTTAGCCAGTGCGTCTTCATCGATGATGGTACCAGACTTCTTTGCGTAAGCGGCAAAAAGGCCAAGGGCACATTGCGCATTTTCACTTGGCATTAGCAACCCCCTACTTCGTCTTGCATCATCTTGATGAACTGATCCAACTCGCCTGATTTCTCCATCCGCTCGATCTCATCCAAGGCAAACCGAAAGTCTTTGATTCGTTTTCCAGGAGCAAGTTGCTTTGCTAAACGTTGAATCTTTTTGTTATCCGGCGCTAGTTCCGCAATGCTTTTTGTCTTACCTTGGACTTCTTCCAGGACACTTGATTTGATCTTCTCTTGACGGAACCCTTCAGTAGCAATGTCAAACCTGGGCTGTGCCCCTTTGTACTTCTTTGGAACGCTTAAGAAGCCACTTCCTGAATTCGCAAAGTCATCAACGTACCAGGTAATTGGTTTGCCTTGCGCGTTGATGCCTTCTACCGCTAATCCGTTACGGCCAATAAGAAACCGGCTTGGCGTAATCAACTTATCCTCAAATGTCGAGGTGTTTCCTTTAGCCTCTGCCCGATACTTAGCAGCGAGGACAACCCCTGTCTTTGGATCCTTGGCTTTGTTTGCCTCAATGGCTTCGGCTAAGATTTCAATCGTTTTCTTTGGATTAACATCGTATGTACGACCACCAAAGCTTTCTTGCCGATTTCCATCAAAAGATTCATAGACCCCGACTTGGTTTTTCCTTAGATCATTGAAGTCCCCAACATGCTCAAACCCGCTTGGTACTTTTGGGGTATCTATTTGGGTACCTTCAGGAACCGCTCCAGGCACGTCTATTTTGGGCGTTAAAGGGGTTGTTTTCGTGCTAGAGGGTTCAACACTAATATACTGCGTTGGACGCCCAGAAGCATCGCGGGTTGTAACCAAGAATGAGTTTGAGCCCCAAGGATTACCTTTAGAGTCAACTAATGCTCCCATGCGGTCTACCGAGACAACTGGTACACGCTTGCGTCCCAAATCAGTAACCAACGTTACCTTATCGCCGCGTTGTAAAGCCTGCTCAACCTGCTCAACTACATGTTTGGTAATTAATTTGGATTCTAAATGCTGGCCATCCGGTTTGAACTTTGGGTTGTTTTCAAACGTGTCTATATCAATCCTAAATGCCGTTGGTTGTGGAGTCTTTGGTTGGGGTAAAACAGAACTAGGTTTTGTGGTTAAATTTTTACCAGCTGCTGGTTGAATTTCTAACAACGAGTTGTCATGAAGCATCCATTGCTTATTACCCACTTTAACCGGTTCAACAACTTTAGGACTTAAACCTAACCCCTTTAAACCACGCTTCGCAGCACTTTTGCTTACAAAAGTAGTATCTGAAGCTGGGTTTATAGTTGCTCTGTCAATGTACCCTGTAGGTCCGATTTTAGGCACCATTCTAGCGGGCCCTTGTACAGAAGCAGCACCTTTTCCAAGCCCTCCAAACATTTCATCAGTGAATGATTGAAAGGACTTCGGAATAACAGTACCATTGCCTCCCTTCCTTGCAAGAGGAACAACAACTTCGTCTCGAACCCGTTGGGCCAGATTAATAATCTCGTTCTTCTGTAAAGTTGGAAACGTTTCTTGTAGGAACCCAAGGAACTTATCATCGGCTAAACTAAGCGTCCCGGCGTCCTCACGCTTAGCAATGATATAAAGCGCTCGATCAATATCCGATTCAAACTTGGGTACGATGCTGCCCACACGAGGTTTAGGATCGCCATGAACAAAACGTTCAAAAGACTTTTCAACAACTCTAAATGGAGCACGATTCTCTGATGGTAAAAACATCTGCGTTTCATCAAGAGAACCAATAATATCGTCAACAGACTGAGCAGATGCTGGCAAACGTCTAGAGCCAATACCATCAGTCCGACCAAAGTCTGGAATGGGCCTCCCAAGCGGTTTATTAAGAACACCTTCAACAGTTTCGCCTTCCGGCAACAAAGCGTTCAATCGCTTCTGAACAGAAGAAGGAATTTTCGTTTCCGACAATCGAGGCTTAAACAAAGCCGCACTTAGAATCCCAGCAGTTGCGCCAGAGATGCCAGCATCTTTTAGCAGTTGACCAATATCGATTTTTCCCGTCTCTTGGCCCTGGGTAACGGCTGACGCACCAGCTCCTAAAGCGCTGGCTACACCAGCATTTCGAAGCCCTGTGCTTAGCATTGTAGGCCCGCGTAAAGCAGGGATGGCTACCCCAGCCGTATTAATCAACGCCTGCGTCCCAATTTTCATAGGATCAGGTTGTAGGTTATTTCGGAGTTCTCGGTTGTACTCGGCCAAGCCTCCAGTTCCAAAAGCGGCAGCCCCTGCAGCAAATGGGCCGCCTAAAGCTCCTGCAGCTAGCGCTGGACCAACCAGCCCTGCAGTCTGACCAATCATGGTACCTAGACCGCCTGCGCCGGGTTGGACATCTTTGCTATAGACGCTACCGAAGCCCCCTCCGATGTCCGAGAAGAAGTTGGTTTGAGGAGGCCTCATTGCATCCCTAGCCAACCCCTGTTGAACAGCGGAAAAGAGATCCACCGGTGCCATCTCAACAGATGGCGTCGATGTATCAATCGAGATCTGCCCAAATGGGTTTTGGAGGTTTACAGGAGTGCCACCAAGCCCAATCGTCTGAACGCCTGCAAAGGGATCAGCCAATTGGACTGGGCTTGGTCCTTCAACATTATTGGCAACCTTGCCAGCAGCTTTTTTACCGCCAGCAGCTGCCTTAGAGCTAGAACCAACAAAATCGAAGTGCCAGGGGTCGTTCTTATAATTACCCCATTTAAAACCAACAGCCTCTAAATACGGTTTAGCCTCTTCATAGTTTTGAATGTCGAGAGCCATTCCCTTCTCATGGAGAGAGGTCCCTGGCTTTGCAACAGCTTGTCTGCCTGCTAGTTTGCGATAAAGATCGGCTTGTTCTGCAAAACTTCGTAGGGCAGAGTTGATAACAATATGTTGGCCAGGATGGTCAGCCTGAAAGGCATGATTGGCAAGCTCAAATCGTTCAGCAGCGTCAGCTAGTAAGAACAAGTCCTTATTAGAGGCATGCCTTACAGATAGTTTCTTTGTTTCAGACATCTTTATTCGTTCAACCTATGGAAACAACTGCTTCAACTGCTTGTAAATCGTAAATGCACCAGGCCTTCTGTCTTCGATATCCACTCTCTTGCGCCCACCCCTCCCGTCTGGAATGGTTCCACGCAAACGCATTGGGTAGTGCGCCTCATCGAACCCGTTCATCACATACGGGCTTTTGTCTGCACTGCCGTAAGCCCTGCCGTTGTATCCCCACAGGGCATCCTTGACGAGTTCATCAGGGGCATCTAAAGACAGTCTTCCACCAACCTTCGATTGTAAATGACATGCCGCAAACACGCCCCCAGCTTCAAAATCATTAATACCTTTCACCGTGTACTGTTTTTTTTGGTCAGGCGATAAGGTGGTATACTTGTTCAGATAGTAAGTCAACTTACTTAGTGGAGGCACAGGGTCAAACTGCCAAGGGCCACCAGGGGTTTTAGGCGGTGTAACAGAGAAGCTTTCCCGGTACCATATGGCGGCCAGCACCTGCCATGGCACTTGAGTGTATCCTTGAATTCGTTTTAGGATAGGGTATACCCCCTGAATCCGTTTTATTTGGAAATCGCTTAAGCCTTTTAAAGGCATTTACCTACCACCTCACTGTCCAACCTGTATTCGGATTTAACTGTTGATTAAACATCCCAAAACCAGGTGTAAACGCTGGTGCTGGAATCCCCAACAGGTTTGACAGCGCTTGAGCGTTTTGAACTGATGAACGCCCACTGTCTCGAAGATAGTTAGTCAGCCCACCAAAACCAGATTGAAGGCTTGAGCCAATATTGTTCAACGTTTGCTGTCTCAGCTGAGCGCCTTGTTCAGGGGTAATCCCTTGAAACGAGTTCAACAAATTGCCGGCAGTCTGCATCATATTGCCAACGTTAACAGAGGGCATAGCCAATCCTGCAGCTGTTTGGACGCCTTGTTGAGCCGCTTGCATGGGTGAAAAACCTAGCTCGTTCAGAGTTCCTTTCTTCAACCCTTTAAACATCTCTTCATTGCCAGTAATTGTGTTCACGTCACCAATAGGGTTGGTAGAGAAACCAAGAGAACCTCTAACAAAATCATCCAAACCAATCTGCCGGGCAGCGAGGGCTTGGCCCAAGTTAATCTTTCCCTGGAGTACCCCCAACATAAGATTATCGTTAGTGTTCTTAATCTCCTGATTAGCGTTAGAGAGAACTTTACCTTCGTTGGCAAGATTTTGACCAGTCAACCCGGCTTGTGCTGTAGGAGCAGCATATTCGCCAGCGACATAAGCCTGCTTAGCCTTACCTCTGCGTTCAGATTCAGAGACTGTATCTGCAAAAGGAATGCCATAAGCACCAAAACCAACCTGCAGTGATGGGCCACCGGCGTTTGTATCAAGTTGCCCCAACCCTTTACCACCAAGCAGTTTGTTATTTACGGCATCAAGCAACAAGCCGCCTTTATTAACAGCGGCCAAGCCTGAAGTCGCTGGATTACCACGTTGTCCGTAGAACTGTTCGTTCGTAAAAGCTCGCGCCATAGCAACTTGGCGAGGGTCCTCCCAAGACCACCCATTGGCAACCATAACAGAATTAAGGGTGTCTTCATAAGCCGAGTTTTGCTGTTGAAGCAGCCGTTGCGCTTCTATGTCCTTAGCGTTAATATCAAGGACTTTATTGATAGTGGAGGCGTCGGCCCCGGCTAAGCTGGGGTCAAGCCCAAGCTTTTGAAGCCGTTGCTGCTCTGCCATAGCCTGGGCTTCGAGCCCAGCTTGTTCCTGGGCCAAGAGGTTATCCAGCATTGCTTGATTCTGTGCTTGGGACTTTCGCTGCAAAAGAGCATTGACAATGTTGCCTACGCCCTGAGCAATTCCACCGCCAACGTCTTGGACAGGCTCAGTTCGCAGCCTAGGGGGCTCCGCTTGAGCAAGGAGCATCCGCATCAATTGCAGCTGACTTTTGTTGATTCCGGTATTTGCTGACATGCTGCTTGCTCCTTAGTACCTTCGACCTGTAAAACTTGGTGTAATCAGACTGCCGGTAAACGGCGAAATGAACGACCCTGATCCTGCCCCAAAGACCCCACCTAAACCTCCTAGTCCAGCTGTTGCTCCGCCACCTACGCCTCTGGCCAAAGCGCTTCCAATGGCTGCACCAGGGCCAAAAGCCCCTGCAAGTGGGATAGCCGCTAACGATAAACCAGCCCCTAGAATGTTTCCAAGAAGGGCAGAGCGTCTTTGAGCCGCTGCTTGCCTTGCTTGTTCTGCCAACTGAGCGTTTTGCATCGCAACTTGGTTCATTTGTTGGGCATTAAACATGGACGTCTGATCCACGTTGCCAAAGCCCTGGAAGAGGTTCTGGTTGGCAAGTTCTAAGGGTACCTGCTGATAAGCTGCCAACTGGGAAAGAACGTCCCCACCAAAGCCAGCGTTTTGCAGGGCGCGTTGGTTCAGAAAATCAAGGGACTGTTGGCGGGTTGCTAAATCTAGTAAGTTGGCATCCCGCGCTTGTTGACCTGCAAATGCGCCAAGAACGGAGCTGTTTTCAAGCCCACTTTGAGACATCCGAGCTTGAAGTTCGTTGTAACCCTCCAACGCATTTTGTCGGTTAATTTCAGCTTGATAGTTGTAAAACGGATTCTGGCCTGCTGACAACTCTTGCAGCTGTTGGGTTGGGGTTCTGTTGAGGTAACCCAAGTTTCCAGACAGGCCTTCAATGGCTTGGCCACGAATCCTTTGCAAGTCAGGATTCAACATGGAACTAGAGCTGATGGTGTCCCCAACTTTTCTGGATTGGGCTGAGCCGAATCCACCCAAATCGATTGTATAGTTGTTAATCCCGCTAAACTGGGACTCTGCTTTCTGTGGGACCACTGGTGGTGGTGCTGCTGCCTTTTTTCTCCCCATTCCCCTCTATCCTTTTCCGATAAGCTTCCTTCTCAAGCTTCCAGACACATCGGCCCTTGTCCATATTCTGAAGCTTGGTAAATCCCCACATGATGGCGAACCCGCGCACACCTTTGTTGTCGGGTTCAGCCTTAATAATCACCCTTTGTTTGTCTAGGCCTGTGAAAACTTCGTCCAAAATGATTCGATAGATATGCAGCTTCACCCGGTTTGCCTGTGGAACCAGATCATAAATGTCTGGACGACAGATCCCATGGAGTTCGACGCTACGCTTGTAAATGTCTAGAATAAAGCAACCAATTGGGATGCTGTTAGCGTAGACTAGCGTAGTATGGGGACAGGCGCTTTCAACGACGTCAAAGAACTCTGGTAACGACAAGTCATAGGGGAAGAAGTGATAAAAGAGTTCGAACTCCTTCCGATACTGCCGCAACTCCTCTTGGGTGTTGGGGGTGATGAACGTGATTTGGACTTGGTTTAGCATAAGGCCTTTTTTCTTGTTAACGCTGCAGATAACCAACCGGGTCCCTCGCTACCCCGGGGGTGCCATTTTGGGGGGTCACCCGTACACCCCTAGGGTGGGGGGAGGGGTGTTCATAAACCCTCCCAAAAACCAGGGGCTGAAACCCTGATGCAGTCAAGCTACAAAAAGTAAAGTAAGCCCGTACAAAAAGGAGTTCCTTTATGAACACCTAGTTCGCCGCCTTCTCCTCAGTCAACAAGCGAATACGCTCTTTCAGGTCAGCAGGATCAAGGTTCTGTAGCTTCTTCCTGTCCTCGATATTTAGGTTGACGTTGGTAGACTCAACGGTCTTCTTGTCCTCGTAGTTGTGGTGGTTCTTGAGGAGGAAGATCGTAAAAACAGGGTTGATTTTCTGCTTAGCAGCAAGCCGAACAAGCCTGAACTCCTGCAATTCCTTGGCCTTTTTTACGATTCGTGCGAATTCAGGGTAGTACCCGGATAAATCGGCAACTAAGTCCCGATACAAACCCTTCTTAGTAACTAAGAACTCTTGGAAGAATAGGTTGTCTTCAGACGCTTCCATCCACTCTAACAGCTCATATCCAACCTTTAAGGCCTCTTCCTCAGTCCATTTCCAAGGACCTTTAGGACCTGGTTTCTTGTGTAATTCTTTCGGTTTCGGTTTAGTCATGACTAGGATTCCCTAAGTTAAATTAAGTAAATTTCTAAGTAAGTACTTGACTTGGTAAGTTAAACCGTGTACTATTAAAGTGTGAAAGTTAAGCAACGAGAAGGAAACAGACTAATGGATTCTGCAACATCTGAGAAACAAGAAAAGCTAAGAAACTTTGTTAACAGAGAAGTCTTGCACTGTGTAACGTCATGGGTTGAAGACTCTTTTAAAGCCGGTTTACTGAGTTATGACGATATCGAGAATAGCTACTCATTGCCCGATGATATATACGTCCAGTGGTTTGATAATACACCACACCTAGAGACAGGTTATTACACCTACAGCGCCCAACACAGAAGTCTCCCTGCTGGTGACCAAATCGGTCCATTTGATACAGAGGGTGAGGCGTGGGAGGAGGCAAGAAATCGTTGGGAAGAACCACAAGAAATATATGAATGGTGGCTTGTCACAAGCTTTATGTACAAAGATTTGCTTGAATTCGGTGAACCTGTAATGGAAACCGATTACGGGTATCTATGGGGTAGAACTTGCACAGGACAAGCAATCTACTGTGACGGTGTGATTGAAAGAATTTATGACAGTTTAGGAGATAAAAACAATGATTAACACACAACAGCAAGTAAAACACACACCCGGGCCTTGGACACACAATCAAGGTAGTCCAGTTGTCCATGCTGATGGAGTTTTTATTGCACAGGTTGAACAATACAACAACCTACATTTGCCTAAAGAATACCAGGAGCGTGTTTTATATTACGGCGACAGAATTGGGCAGGCAATCGCCAAGGCAAAAGGCAACGCTTAATTCCTTCACCTGGCCCACACCTTAAAACGTGGGTCAACTTGAGGGAATACCTCTGATTGAAATAGAATAGAACTATGACAGAACAAGACAAACCTAAGAAAAAACAAGGTAGGCCTCCCGGCATTACCAAGCACGGCGAGCCTACTACTATAAAGACAATACGGGCAACTCCTACTTTCTTTAAGGCGTGGCTTGATGAGGACTTTAGAGCAGTCTGTGAAAAATTAGCACGGGAGACCAAACCATGAAACGAGTAGCCATCTATGCCAGGGTCTCAACAGAAGACCAAACAACCGACAACCAATTACTTGTTCTAAGGGATTTGGTGGAGAAACGAGGATGGGTCGTTTCAAAAGAGTTTATTGACGTTGTATCGGGTTCCAAAACAAGCCGGAAAGAATACGATGCCCTTAAAGCCTCTATCCAACGTAACCAGGTTGATATTGTAGTCGTATGGGCTATCGATAGACTTGGCAGGAATACAGAGGAGGCTTTATCGTTTGTAAACCTTCTCAACCATTGCAACGTTGGTCTATATATCCATCAACAGAACATCGACGCCACTGGTCCTATGGGAAAGCTAATCTATAGCGTATTTGCTGCCTTTGCGGAATTTGAGAGGGCCATCCTCATAGACAGAATCAATGCAGGAATTGCAAGGGCCAGAATCAAAGGAACCAAATCAGGTAAACCCATCGGGAGGCCTAAAGTTTCTGAGGATATCGTTCAGAAAATCAAAGCTGCAAAAGAGAATGGTGCAAGTATTCGTACCATTGCCCGTGAGGTGGGTGTGTCTGTTGGAAAGGTAGCTGGGGTATTGGCTAGTTAGTTCCCTTATGCTACCCTTGTCGATGACTTACATAACGGGAGGCCTGCTATGAAAACTGCTTTCCTCGCAATTGCGTTTCTACTCTCGACCGTACCGGCCTACGCTGGTAACGTGTACTTTGAAGACGGTTCCGTCTGCAAACGTTGCAAAGCACACTACACAAGTCCTGGTATTGTTGAGTACGTTGAAGACCGCAAGGGCAACAAGTACTATCTGAAGCCGGGCGAACAGATCATCGACGATAAACACCCAATCCTACGTGCATACGCTCAGGGACTCCCCTATGCAGCGATGCAATTCAACCAAATGCAGCAACAATCCTACCAACCACAACCAATTGCTCAACCTAGAAACCTTAGCTGCAGCACCCTAAGCCCCTCAGGTTTCTACTCGTCAACGTCCTGCTACGGCTGGTAGTCCTCAACCGCAAGCTTTAACGCTTCAATCCCATAGTCGTCGACGGCGCGCCAGCTACGCAGCTTATCAAGCGTCAGCTTAGCCTCTGGTACGCTTGCCATCTTCTCCAAAATCTCATCAGTTGGGCGTTTTCCCGACACCGTAAACTTGTACAGGTGATCCTTGTGTACCCCCATTAGATGGGCTAAGCGATACACACTCAAATCCACTTCTGAAGACGCAAGATGCGCCTTTAAACGCATAGAAAAATAAGACATCTCCAGAATCATAGGTAAACTCGTCCAAAAGTTGTAGCTAACACGATTGACCCACTAGCCAACCCTATGCTATCATAGCTAGTTATAATCAGTTAGTTAGTTGAGTGCTACCAATGACCCAGTTAGATAACGACAACCGTCCCCTGCCCCTCCGTGCTTCCCTCAATTCCACCCATTCCACTAAGAACATCCGAAGCACAGGCTGGGCAGGCATCTCGCCTCACCAGTTAACCAGAAAACCAACCAACAAACCAAACTTAAAAACCCGCCTCATCATCCGAGGCAACCCCCTATGATTCGAGAATTGAGCATTACCACAGACGGTTTTGTTCTGGAACTGAGACTTCAAACAGTGCTTATTACCAGACGTCAAAAAACCCCGATATATCAAGGCTCGATACGGCTACTTGGATACATTGGGGGGCCTAGTCTACTTGAGTTTGATCGCTTTAGCCCATCAGGACCAGACTTAGTTGCCCATCAACTCGTAGAAGAATGCATTCAAGGCATCGTTAACAACTCTAACAAACGTCTAGCCGCCTGGTTAAAAGCAAATTGTACCAACCTAATGACAGGAGAAGCCTCATGACTTATACTAGTAAGCCTTACATAGACATCTGGACGGATGATGGCCATGTTATGACCATTAACCACTTTCAAGGGGGTAGTACAATGTCTTACTACCTCGCCATGGGTCCTGTACTCCATAACGCTGTTGAAGTCGCCTATCAGTACTTAACTCGACCTTGTTCCAGCACAGATGAGCGTAAATTAGTCTTGGATACGCTTAAGAAGGCCTTAGACTTAGCAAGTCCTGATCTCCCCCTAATGGCTCCTGAACACAAGACTAAAAACCTGGGTTTAATCTTGGCTATTAGCCACCAACTCAGAAAGCTTATTAACGCTAAGTAACCCCTGTACCTCAACCAGTTGTAATCTACTCCTCCGTCCTAAGATGTCGCATCTTGGGACGTTATTTTAGACTTAACACAGACTTAAGCTGCAAAAGAGACAGGGCACAGACTACTTAAGCTAAATAAGCTTAATAGCGGGAGTCTACGGGTCTGGAAATGCGCCTTGTATATTCGCCAACTATCGCTCCAAAACCGTAACTGGGGGACTCATATTCGTCCAATTTAGCTTTGAGAAACTCTCGTTCAGACACGATCTCTGAGTCTTCCCAGTTATAGCCTAAGAAACGCTTTATTTCCCGGACATAGAACACAAACTTGCAGCTTTTGCAGTACCGGGTTAAATACCTGTACTTGCCGACTATAGCGCCCCGTTCTAAAGCGTCTTTAAAGCGTATAACAACGCTGTTATAAGGCTTAGCCTTAGTCCCACATTTAGGACATAGATAGACGTAGTTAAGCAAGGGTTGTAAAAACCTTCTACCTTCCAACCTTCCTCTTAATATTTGAGCGCTGCCCCTTTGTGGTCCACTCCCGGGTAGTATTTCGCAGCGTGTCCTTACCCAAGGGACTATGTGGGTTGATTATAGGGGCAATCCTTCCCCCATAATAATACTATACTTTTTATAGTATCGGATGTCAATACTTTTTCTTTAATTTGTCTTTAAATTGTTACATAACTTTACAAGTACTTTGAAAGTCAATAACTTAATCATTCGTAAGGTTGACATTCGGGAATTGCTTTATCATACTTAGAATAGCAGTATGTCTAGGAGGAAAGTTATGGTTTTTGAGTTCAGCATCAAAGCCGATTCAAAAGAAGAGGTGCTGGCCTTCTTTAAAGCGTTGTCGGTGAATGGGGGAGGCATCGTTAAGCAGGAGCAAGCAGTACCTTCTTTTATAGATGGGCGCAAAGCAAGAGCCAATAAAGAGCAAATGGCACCAGAAGGATTCCCAGAAGCTTGGAAAGCAATAACAAGACAACTTGTACATACATTTCGTCCATTTTACCTCTCGGATGTTGTAGGGGAGGGGGCAAAGGTAAGGCATTACACCAGGTTGCACTACAAAGCTTGGGTTGAAAGTCAAGACTTTGATGGGCACGGTGTCCAAGTGGGTTATAAGCACAAGGACAGGCCCCAAGGTAAAGCGAATCCCTACGAGTTTGTTCCATACTATTACGAAAACGGCAAAACAATCTATGCAACACCTAATCCAGATATAGAGAAACAGCGGATAAAAGGGGCGGGAATGCGGATCAAACCCTCCAAAAGAAAAGGGGCCGAGGACGACTTAGAACAGACCATGAGGGCTCTGTCTTAAGCGCTCCAGTCGCTCCTGTTCTTGTACCTTTTGCAGCAAAAGTCCATTTGCATATTCCAATACGTCCAGATACTTCATTAGACGTTCGTTACGCTGTTTCTCGTACTCGTAGTTGTACCACCAGATAATAGCCTTGGTCCCTTCTACGGTTTCAGGCGGTGGAATCGCTGGCAAGTCTAACATTCCTCTACCCCCTCTGTTATAAAGCAGATCTCTGGACGATTATAAAGCTGCATCAAGTTAAACGCAGTAACAACCTCTCGTTTCATCCCCTCGGATAACTCGCTTGGCTTACCATAGACCCACATCTCATCAACCAACTTAAGCAGCTCTAAACCTAGGCGGATCCCCTGTTCCCGTTCATCTGGGTTATCGTCATCCAGGAAGCTAGGAAAGTACAAATGCGGTGCGATGGGAAGGTGTCCCTGTTTAATAACGTCTTTACAGTACCGGATAGCGTTTGCTATGTTTTCCCCGACATCGCCACGATATGGGCTGCAGATAAAGATTTTTTTCATACACGCTTCCTTACCACCACAGTTCCTGTCAATGGAGAAACGCCAGTCATTGCTGCTCCTGTAACCTGGGCACCCTTAGCCCAGTAGACTAACGCTGTTGGGAATGGCGCTGTTCCATCAGCAACACCGTCTTTTAAAAACTTAAGACGGCCCTGCAAAAAGAACACAAAGCTATTATTTGTAAAAACGTAGTCATGCCAATACCTCGTATCAGGCCTAGCTGGTATCAGCCCCCACACCTTAACGCCACGTAAAGACTCTTCATAAGCCTTCTTTACCCATAACTTTAATTGATTACCATACGGTGGATTCATATAAACCGTACCAAACCAAGGTTTAGACAAACCATCCTCTTCTTCAGTAAAGTGTGTATGTGCTGGAATATTGAATTGAGTGCAACAAGGATCTAAATCAAACTTATCTATACCAATAAAATCAAGCAAGTTCTCTATAAAATCCGGTGGCGTCATCCAATCATGCGCATCAGATGAATATAGGCCTGCATTTATACGACTCATTTTTGACTAACCTCCCAGTAATAAATACAAACAGCTGTACCTTTGTCAAACGGCGGTGCAGCAAACCACGATTGCCGAAACTTATTAGGTTCTGCGAGGTGCCGATAACAACTTTCCTTAATAGAACAACCTGCCCCGCTGCACATGGTAATATCAGGCATTGTTTTAACCCCTCTTAGTCAACTATCCACTCCCCACGGTCTACCATCTGTTGCTTTGCTTCAATAAAAGCTTTTAAGATGATCAGCCTGTCCTTAGCCCGGCCTAAAGGGAAGTCACAATCAAGGATCTCTTCAATATAATCATCATTTCGTGTATATTGACCGAATTGAGACCTAACATCTTCAGGAAGAGCCAACAACAGCAACTTCTTTAATCTTTTCCGCCGCTTTACATAAGGAGCATCAACTAAAGCGGCAGTCTGCTCGTTTAAGCGCTTTATACGGTTGGCTAGAATAACGATGCTAACGGACAAAAGCACAATTGAAATGAATGTAAACAAACTCACTTCTTAACCCTCTTCTTTACCTTCTTCTTAGGTTTGTTAGCCTTACTCAACGCGGTAACATGTCCTTGGTGCATCCTTTCAAGGTTTTTAACCGTAAGTTCGGCTGCCTGTAAAAATGCTTTTCGAAGGACGTTGGTTTTATCTTCCCTGGTAAGTCCCTGCTCCATTGCATCCCAGAACAGCTCGAATGGCGAATGAATGATGTGACAAATCTCATGCCGCACAATCCTTTCTAGTTCAGCCTCCCCATCTACTTTTGTATAATCCACGTTAATGGACGCCTGCTCATATTCAGGATAGGTATAGCATTCCCCTGCTGTACCCCCTTGTAAAGTCGTCAAGTCAATCGAAACAAACCAGTGACTTAATCCATATTCATCAAGTAGTTTTGTAAAGTGCTTGTCAATCCAACGCTGTATCTCAGACTTATCCATGGTTAACCCCTCGAACTGCAATATAACCTATAGTTAGAAAGGAGGTTGCAACAATGGTGAGTAGAAGACTCGGTATAGCGTTTGTCCAGCCAACAGCCCACTCTAATATAAACAGTTTGATTGCCAATGCTAGGCTTACGTTGTAAACAAACATCCTGAAATAGTATGACATCAAGCCGCCTCCCTCTCGTCTAAGTAATACGCGCCCAACAAAATAGCATCAGCAACGTTATGCTGGGACTTCTTTAGTTTGGTACCACTCGGCAGTATCGTCTCTGCCGCTTGAATCATCATAGGTTTGGTGGCCGCTCCGTTGTTTGTCGCATGCTTCTTGAGCCTCTTAGGGTTGACTTGGAAAATATCCATGCGTCTACGATGGGCAGTAAGCGTTGCAAAGACATAAGTAATAACCACCCAAAGCAACGCCTTCCAATGTTTGATGCCGTAAGCTGCAGATAGGACATCTTCAACAACTAAGGTCGTTGGTTCGTACTTGCTAAACAAGACTTGGATCTGATCGTCAAGATGGGCAACCCGAGACCACAACGGTTTCTTGTTGTCTGTTCCAAGCTGGGTATAATAAACCAAAGCCCCCTCCTCATAGACAGCAACGCCAAGCGTTGAGCCTGGATCAATGCACAGAATGACGGACATAAGAATCCAACTGTACGCAGTGATTTAAGTACGCATAAGCAAGGACAGAGTACGGAAACATCTTTTGATGCTCTTCGCAGCCTGCTATAACGTCTACAATCGGTTGATTGTTCTTAAAACGCCTTTGGTTCCTGAGTATATTACAAAGCTTATTTCGAATAGAATTATTAAATGGGAAAGTTCTGTCCTTAAACGTCAGTTGAACCGTTTCTGTATCATCCACCGCCATCGTCTTCTACCTCATCTCGTAACCTTAGTCCTTAGCTTCGCCCCAATGACTTAAGATCAATGGTTCATAGCCCGTCTCTTCCGACCCTACTTCTATTTTAACATTGTTTAAATAATGTTTAAAGCCTTTTATAAGACTTTCTTTGACCAAGTTACAAGCTAAAATCAGAAGTTCTGGATCGTCTTTGACTTCTAAAAGAATTTCATCATGTACTACTGCAACTAGTTTCATATACATTGAATAAGGCTTAATAGTTTCATTCAGAATTAAAAGACTTCGCTTTAGTCCATCCGCAGCAGTCCCTTGAATAAGTGTATTAAAAGCTGCCCTCGAAGCATGAGAACGTAGTTTTTGGTCTTGGTGGTTGATGTCGGGTAAATGTCTACGCCTACCACCTATGGTCGTTACATAACCAGAGTCCTTTGTCTGGCTAATACAATCGTCAATCGCTCGCTTTACCCCTGGATAGTTAAGGAAGTACCGATCAATAAAGCGCCTAGCTTTAAACTCCGTAATCCCCAACCCTCTTGCTAAGCCAAACTCGGTTTGCCCGTAGATGATGCCAAACTGAACGGTCTTAGCAGCGGTTCGTTGACTTTTAGTGACTTGATCCGCTTCGACACCAAAAACAGCAGCGGCAGCTCGCTTATGTACATCTTCCCCCAGTTCAAAAGCACTTAGCAGGGACCTCTCTTTTGATGTTTCCGCCAGTACCCGTAACTCAATTTGAGATGTATCACCATTCACAAACTTATAGCCTGGCCTTGGTACAATAAGCCGCCTAAACTTCGCCTCAGAAGGCAAGTTTTGGAGGTTCGGATTCTCGCTAGACATCCTTCCCGTGCCCGGGCCAATGGCGTTGAACTCCCCATAGATTCGTGTATGCCCTGGCTCTACTTCAACCGCTATCTCTTCGTATGGAGCAAGGTAGGTATTTAGCAACTTATAGGCTTCCCGATACTGCAACAGGGTTGCAATGATGGAGTCGTCCTCATGCTTCTTCAATGTCTTAAAATTGGTATCCTTAAGCTTAAACCCCTTCTCCAACAAAGCTTGATGTACCTTGGATGTGGAGTTTGGATTCTCCACTTCAAGCATTTCCTGAACCTTGAGCGAGAGTTCATTTACTAAGCCAACAACCCCCTTATCAGAAGGATCGGAAGGGTCGCCATCCTTAAGCTGTTTTAAGTACGTTAAATCAACCCCCAACCCGTTCATTTCCATTTGAGCGATCACAGGAACAAGGTCACATTCTAACCGGAAGGTCTCCCATAGCCCCTGCTCTTTTAAGAGGCCTTCCTGGGCTTTATAGACGTGGTACAGATAGGAAACATCTTTGACTGCATATTCAATCATTTCCTCAGACCATTCATCTAACCAGTTGGCAACACGGACCTCCTTGTCCTTTGACAAGTCAATGTCAAGTCGTCTCTTAACCGTTGCCAATAAACTTGTTTTTAGAGGGACTTCCTTGCCATTCTTGTTGGGCTCCGTAAGTCCGTTGGTAAGGAGAAACTCAGCAATGCGAGTATCAAACAAGTTCCTGCAATGAAGCTCGATACCAAGATGCTGCTTAAGCTGTTTCCAGTCGAATTGAGCATTATGCAGCAAAAGGAGGGGAGTGCAGTTTAAAAGATGCCCAAGTTCCTCTTCCAGCCACACTGTTAAAACAGCAGGTCTGATTAGGTACGCTTCTGTTTCTGAGGCAATTTGGATACAGCCTAGCCTATTCTCCCAGAAGTGAAGAGCCCCTTTATGGTCTTGTGCTTGCTTCAGGTACTTCTTATATTGAAGTTCAACGTCCTTGTATCGTGCTAAACACGGATCAACATTTTCCTGACGAAACGCTGCGTTTCCTCTTGGGTAAGTTGTTTTATAAGCTTCTACAGCGCACTCATACTCTTCCATTGCAAGACGTAGATACTTTTGTAAGTGTTCAGCATCTTGAAACTTGCGGTAACTGTACAAACCGACCGTCTCTGTATCCAACTCCAGCACATCAGAAGCGGAGAGGCTATCAAGCATGACCTCAACATCATATGCTGTGTCTACAATGGTGTATGGTTTCATTTAGAAACTTTCTTAAGCACCCTTTGAACGGTGCCTACGCCTACACCTACCTCTTTTGCAATTGCTATCATGCCTTTACCGTCTAAGCGTGCTCTAAGGATTTCTGTCTCAGTAGCTAAAGTGATTTTCGGTCGACCAGGGCCCTTCCCCTTGGCCTTTGCTACAGCCAAGCCTGTTTTAATCTGTTGACTATGCTTTTTCTTTTTTAGAAGGCCTAGTTCCTCTTTAAGTTCTTTGTTTTCGTTAAGGAGCTGAATGATCTTTGCTTGAAGCTCTATAATCTTATCTTTATCAGATGGTAGGCTCGCCCAACCAACAGGCGGATAGGTGTACATATGTTTATCAACGCGTGTATCAAAGTACATGGTGCCTCCTAATCTCTCTGCAAAAGCTTGGGTAACATATGGTTCGGGGTCCATTCATCTGGGCCCTGGTTGTACATTCTGTCGTACAAGTCGCTTTCGTTACCTTTGACTTCAAAAAAGGCAATCTGAGCAATCCGACAGCCGATGGGCAAAGCGATAGTCCATGGAGTTGTATTAGTCAATTCCAAAGTCCACCGACCACAAAAGCCAGGGTCTCCAAACCCTGCTCCTTTGCAGACATCTACGCCCCATCTTGCTGGGGTGCTCCTTGTGTGGATCTTGGTTGTCAACCAAGGAACAGTAGTGCCAATAAACTCTTCTGTATGGGCCAGCACTGTATTGCTTGGCTCTAAATAGAAGTACGAGTTTGGATCCTCTACGACTACAGGCTGGTACCAAGGACCAGGCAAGTCTTTGTCGACAAGCCTTTCTGCTCCGTACCACGATACCTTTTGAATCCAAAAATTATGGCCTAACCGAACATCAATCGAGGTCCCTTGAATTTGGTTTTCATCGGGTCTTGGCGTGCAGACAATAGCACCTGATTCTAAGTACTCTAAAATAGCATCTCGACCTAGGATCATAAGAGCCCCCTTAATAATTCCTTGCGAAGAGGTTTTTGCCTGTCCAACAAGGTTTGTACATATTGAGGTACAAAACACGTCTGCATCGTTTCCAACTTTGCATGCTGGATGCGACAGCTCGCACAGTCCTTATTTGTTGTCATGCAGTACCAGGTCAGAGGGGTCCAATGAACACCCTCTTCTGAACCTGCTTTAAGTGTTGGCAAACAAACCTCAACGTTTGACCATGCATCTTTATAACGTTGCGGAACTTCAAGGGAGGTTATCTTTGCAACAGCAGCAGGTTGTTTTTTACGACCGCTCTGTTGTCGTTTACAGCCGCGACAACGTTTATCAAACCGTTGGGTTCGCTTGCTTGTGTACCTAAAGTTAGTCTCTGTCAAAGGCATCCGTTTCTGGCAACCGGTACAGGTTCTAAACGTCTCTTTGACTGGTCGAGACAGAATGGTGTGTACCATGGAGCCCTCCCTCTATACCAAAGCTGGTTCTAGAAGGGCCTCTGTTTGCACAGGAGCTGTGTCGTCTATAACAGGAATATGTTCTTCTATAAGGGTCGCTAGTTCATCAAAGGTTTTGCCTGCTTCGTTATAACCGACAATTAGGATAAGGTCTCTACCTAAAGCAGGCAAACCGCTGGCACTTTCAAACATACCAGTTAATTTTGGTGAGCCGATCCAAGCTCTAAATCCAGGATCAAGCAAAGGAAAATCAGCAAACATCTGTGCCGGAGACAGAACAACTTCTTTCCTGTACAACTTAAACAAGATACCTACCGCGCAACAACAGCTAGGATCGTCAGGATCCTCCCACCATACTTTACATTGTCTATACTCCCCACTTCTAAGGGCAGCTACCCATTTATCTCGGACGCTTTTGTACACAATAGACCTCCTTAACTTCGTTCTTTAATGGCTTTTGCTTTTTGTAAGGTTAATGTCAAGTAACTTTCCCGAGCCCTCTTATTGGGCTTTTCTAACGTCTTAGAAGAGATTCTGTAACTAGGATTAAGAAGAACTCCAATCACTTCTTCATCGGATAAACCAAGGCTTAGGAGTTTGATGCAGACAGCTAGATCCAACCGGCTTCTATCGCCTTGATAGGAATTTTCAATATCTGCCTCAAGACCATCTTTAATCAACCTTCGCCAATGGTCGCTTAGCTGGCCATTCAATTGATCGATAGCTGAGACAGAAACACAGTCAAAATCAAGATTGATTGCAGGAGAAATACGGGAATCAAGATAAGCCAAACCATCTTTTAATACCTCTTCAAAGCAGTTGATGCTGTACAAACCTGGGACAGATGATATCAGTTCACATGGAACTGGGTTGAACCTGTCTTTCCAATTGGTTGTTCCTGGGATGCGAAGTACTCTAGAGGCATCAAATACTCGATCTCCTCCAAAAACGCTAGCCAATCCTGCGTTAATCCCTTCGATAGTGCCAATGTCCGAAATGGGTTGGCTAAGAAGCCAATAGCCATGATAGCCGTTACCACTGTCCACCAGAAGAGAAGGCGGAAACGGAAATAGATGCCGCTGAGTAAGCCTGTTATATGCTTCATGTTTACCTCCAACATGTTTGCTATCTACGTCTACCCAGACTACCCTACTCTCTCTGACAGAATCTTTCGTACCTTTCCGTTCCTTCCGTGGAAGGACCCCGATGTACCAATCAATCGGGACCTCCCATTCAGCTTCTACTTTCGCTAGGCTGCAAAAAACAGAGTCAATGGAGTCCACATATTCCCTAAAGAAAGGAGTCGGGGGAGCCCAACTCGGAGTCTTCCCCCGAATCTCCAGCCAACTAGGAGATATGTGTGAACCAAACAACCTATTTAAAAACAGCATGGGGTCTAGCATTGTTTTAGTAATCCGACCACGTTTGTGACTTTAGTTGTAGTTGAACCCCTAAGCCGTTTGCCAAAGTATAGCTAGCCGTCACATAATACGGTGTAACTTTATTGCCTGTTATTGCCTCTTCAACCTTTTGTGCAGTGCTGAAAAGATAAGAAGCAACCTCCGTAAACTTATCAAAAGATGCTTGATCAATGTCTGTAGGCGGCTCTTGACCTCCGGTCATATCAACAGTAATGTGGTGTGTTTCCATTAAGCAGCTCCTCCTAAAAATTCAGCTTTGTGATCCATATTAAATTCAAGATGTTTCGGGTTTCTAAGGGGCAAGACGCCTGCTGCTTTGACGTTAATAAAGGATTTGCCTTCGGCATTCTCCCGAATTGTGATCGGCCCCCGAATATAAAAACCCTTTAAAGCAGGCCAATTCAGGTCTTTAAACTTCTTCCCTTCAAGATCTTCTTTTTTAAAGCCTGCAGACGTCAGGACCTTGCCCACGTTAGAAAACTTCGTAGCCCCAGTCTTGTCTGTGTAAACCATAGAACCATCCCGAAGATCAAACATCCGGGCTCTATAAGGCTCGTTTTCTTGTTCTGGATTCTCGGTTCCCAGCAGGTCCAAAACGAGGTATACCTCATCCTTGACCGTCTTTTTATCAAACTGCAATTTGTCTTTTTGATAAACCACGTCAACGATTTGTAAGTCGTACATATCGATTGCGGGCAACGCTTGTGTCTCCGTTGTCATGTTCAACCCCTCTTTCTTACTCATCTACCAATTGTGCTAACTGGATCTCGCCCAAAGTCGTGTACCAAGGGCACTTTATTTTGTATCCGTCTACCTCCGCTTCTTCAGATTCGTAGATCAAGTCACAAGGACAGCCACAACGAGGCCCCATCCCGACTGGAATCGGGAGTAATGATTGATCGTACGCTTTAATATTCTCCTCAATTAACCCGACGTAGCGCATATTTTGCTGGAGACTGCCGAGAAACCGCTGTTCCATTTGATCAGTATATGGAACCTCAATCAAGCTCTTGTTCCACAGATCAAAGATTCCGATGGTTGTCGGCTGTAACTTTAGCAGCCTACCGGCACAATACGCATACCAAGTCAGCTGAGTATCATTTATGATTTCTTCCATCGTCCAATACTGTTTACGGGTCTTGTAGTCGTATATCCGAAGCTCTTTTGTATCTGGATTGACTTCTACCCGGTCAATTCTTCCCCCTAACGGATAACCATGAACCTCAACAGGCGGGTCAATCACCATCTCTGTATCTATGGTATTAAGTGGTTGATGCCGTTTGATAAGGAAAGCAAAATTGTCCACGCACCGACGTGTATCAAAATATAGATCCACGATATGGCGATGAAACCGGATATGCTTAAAAGCAGACTCCACATAGCTAAAATCACCGGCCTTTCTTGTTTCAAACCATCCTTGGTATCTGTCTTTCCAGTACGTCGTCATGGTAGGGTGCTTGTAGACCCTAGGGCCGTTCTTTTGCACCTTATCAATGCAGTCTTGATAGTCATCATAGAAGTGTGCCAAACGCTTAACAGTAACTTCGTCTAAGTAAGTCTTCCAACGATTGTTAACTAGAACAGGTAAGTCCTCAATGGACTTAAACTCTTTATAAAAGTCTTCAATGGTCTCATGTACGACTTTTCCAGTCGTAAACCAACTACTTTCAATGGACCTTTCAGCCCTAAGTTTGTATTGAACATAGTACTTATGTTGACAGGTTATCGCTGTACGTACCCGGTTATAGGAAACAACCTCTATTCCAGACGCAGCCATCAATTTTAACCCCTCGATTCGTTTTCTAAAATTATATTAACACAAGTGTAATTCCAAAGTAAATACCTATTCAAAACTTAACCTAATGGTCAATGTTTTGACTTGGATGATTAGGGTAAAATTGTCAGATCATATTAGTCTTTATTAAGTCTATAAGTTTAGACTTTAGTCTACAAAAAAGAACCTAAGGTAATACTGTTTTAGAATGATCTAAGTAAGACTTAATTGATCTATAGTCAAAAATGAAAAATTTCAAGTTAAAAGGGTTGTATTGCAATTTACATTCGTGTTATTATTTAAACAGTGATAGGAACTGAGGACCCTTTAAATGCTAATAGGCATAGGTATTTCAGGCAAACAATTTGCAGGTAAGGACACATTTGCGGACTTGCTTTTAGGGTACTTACCGTGGTACAAAAAAGTGTCTTTGGCTGGACCTTTGAAAGAGGAATATGCTGCTTCAAAAGGGTACAGCGTAACTGAGTTGGAAGAGTACAAAAGAACAATGCCTGAAGTTCGCAAGGATTTAATTGATCTTGGCATGAGCCGCCGATCAGAAGACCCTGAGTACTGGGTTAAAAAGGTATTGGCTCACCGTGGGAACATCGTTGTACCAGACATTCGGTTCCAAAATGAAGTAGACGCTTTTAACCGAGCGTTTCAGAAGTTCTATCTGATTCGGTTGGAGTCACCGGAAAGCGTTCGCTCTTCCCGGGGACGTCTGGCGCATACGGATGATGTGTCAGAGACTGAGTTGGATGACTACGATGGCTTTAGTTTTTATCTGACCAACGATTCCTCCTATGATGAGCTTATGAGCACGGCAAAGCAAGTGGCCAATATGGTCCTTAGCTTTCAAATCCAAGTGCTGATTAACCAAGTGGTTCAGAATTACAAGGTTTCTTTTTCTGCTGAATCCTAGGCCACTTAATGGCCCTGTACATTGACAATTGAATATTCCTTTTAGCACCAATCGAGGGGTTCTGAGTGGAAGAGTTAGAACTACATTGGTTGGCTGGGCTGTTGGAAGGCGAGGGTTATTTTGCAAAGCCCGCTCCTTCTAGACCAAATCAACCAAGGATTATTATCGAAATGGTGGATGAAGACGTTATTGCTAAGGTTTCTTCGCTGCTTGAAAGGAAGTACTGGTCTCGATCAGGACGAAGCGGAAATCAAGCAACGTACCTTACGCAAATCTCAGGACGTCCAGCGGTCCGATTGATGACAGAGCTGTTCCCGCTAATGGGCCAGCGAAGACAGAAACGGATTGCAGAGATCATTGAGCTTCATCAGGCTAAAAACGTTATTCCCATCCAGCGTAAAAGGCATAAAACAGCATAGTGACATGTGCGTTTTATCCTGTCCCGGAATGTTAGGTTCCGGGTTTTCTTGGCGGTGCGAGTCTATGATGGTGCAACTCCATCAACCGCCATTTCAGTTATTTTGCTTATTCTCACACAACCCATACGAATCACCGGTGGCCACGTTACAGCGCCTTGTGGCGTGGCTGCCATTCTTTTTTGCAGCTTACAGACTAAGGAGGTCTCTATGAAAGTCGAGTTGATAGATCATATGGGCTCAGACCTTACGGTTGTTAATGCTGCAAGGGTGAGCTTTGATAAACAAAGTTGGTGGCTTCCTATTGAGGAGGGTTATGAGGCTTGTAGCGGTGGGGAAATAGCAAAAGTTGTTGGTGTAAAATTGCGAGCCTGCGATGCAAAACTGATCAATTATCTTGCAAAGCACAAGCACTGGACTCCATTTGGTCATTGTACCGCTCAATTCCGCGTTACAGCCCCCATTTTCGTAGCCAGACAATTGGCAAAGCACCAGGTTGGTTTGGTCTGGAACGAGGTCAGTCGTCGTTACGTTGATAGTGAACCTGAGTTCTTTGTTCCAGAGGCTTGGCGTCTGAAAGCAGAGGATAAGAAGCAGGGGAGTAGTGAAGAAGTTTTGGGCGCCATTCCTGGAATTTTGTATGAGCATTCCGGGTTTGAGTTGTTACCCATTGATTATGATGTCTTAATGGACGTTTGTAGAACGTTTTATAACCGGCTTTTAGAAGATAATGTCTGTCCAGAGCAAGCCCGCATGGTCTTGCCTCAAGCGATGTACACGCAATGGTACTGGACTGGATCCCTGATGGCCTTTGCAAGGGTCTGCAAGCTAAGGCTTGATCCTCATGCCCAAAAGGAAACGCAGGTTATTGCAAAAGGCATTGCTGGGCATATGGAGAAGCTTTTTCCCGTTAGTTGGCAAGCTTTGATGGATAAGGAGGTTGTTTAATGGTTTTTATGGTTCCTAGGGCTGTTAAAGATAAACCGAGTTACAGACTATCTCTTTTTATCATTGTTTTTGGTGGTTGTCTGTTCGTTGCGACCAGCTCTTTTGCTCTAGGGTTTTGCCTTGTTTGGATTTTACTACATTGAAAGGCGGTCGTGATGAGTAACCACCAACCCATAACCCCCGAAGAGCGCCAGCGGTGGCGGGATTTGCTTAGAGAGTATCCCAATGCCGGGGCTGAGCGTCATAATTTTATTATGGAGACTTTAGGAGCCCTTCCCCGGCTGATGGAGGAGAATCGGCGGCTGGCTGAAAGCCATAGACGATTAGTAGAGCTTAAGTTTGCCGCCATTCATCTAGGAGATGTTTATCACCATTCCTGGTGGTCTCTAATTCGGGAAGCCACCGAGGACTTGGAATGCCCTTGTGACTTAAACACAATGGGGTCTTGTAAACGCAAAGCCTTGGGGGTGGATTAAACATGATAATTAATGCGCAAAAGTATCACATTTGGTGGCTTGTATCACATTTAGAACACAAAAAAGGAGGACAAAGTGACTGATTGGCAGGATATTAGCACGGCACCAAGGGATGGCAGAGAGGTTAAGATAAAGGCCACCTCTTTTACTGGCCATACTGTAGAGTATGACCGTTGTGTGTGGGTGCCGTCGAAAGACGTGGAAATGCTTTGCTGTGAGGAATGCGGGGAGACATATACTTATTCCCAAATAGAAGGCTGGTTTTCAAATGGAGTGCGGCTTCCGCCGTGGTCAATTTGTACCCACTGGCACCCCCTCCCAGAACCACCGCAGGAAGGAGACCGGGATGATGGCTGATTCTTACATAGCTGGGATTACGACAGGGCTTTTTGCAGCACTTTTAGTGAGATGGTTGACTGACGGTTATGCATCATTTCCATGGGTTGCTCTTATAGCGGTTTTACTTACACATCTAGCAGGATGGCTTTAAGGAAGGAGACCGGGCGAGTGAGTGATAGGCGCTTAAGCATAGAAGAGGCGGCACAAGAAATATACGACAGGCATAAAAACCCAAGCTCACTGGAGTATTTAACCTGGAGAGATGCTTGTGAGATTGTTAGGACTGCGGTCGATACCGCTGTTGCCGCAAAAACCGCCGAGTGTGAGCAGTTGCAGGCAGAAGCGGCGGCGATGCGCCTAGGATTACAACATCTTTTGCTAGAAATAAAAGATGCGGGCTGTACTGTTGACTATTTCGTTTATATTATCGAAAGTGCTCTATCGATTGGTGGCTCCGCAGGCCAAGCCCTGTTGGAGCGGTTGCGGCTGGCGGAAGCGGTGTGTGAAAAAATACCGATTTGCGCCGATATTCTCCCAAAGCCTATACTTGGTCCGGTTTATCAAGCCTGGCAGCAGGCCCGATCGAACTCTCCGGAAAAACCAGATAGTTCAATGGCTGATTCAAATAATTTGGAACTAATTCACGCTATAGAAGAGGAGGAAAAGGCTTACGAAAACGCTTGGAATAGGGTGGTGGAGGCGGCTATTGCTTTGGTAGCAACAGATATACACGATGGGGATAAACAATGGGCTTTGATTAAGGCTGTGGAAGCGTTGCAAGTGTTGGAGGGTAATGGTGATGAGTGATGAGCTGAGAAAAATGGCCTATGAATGCTGGAGTGCGTGCCGGTCATGGGATTGGCGGCCTGGAGATGAAGTCGCTCTGGAATACCTCCTGGCTGCGTTTGAACTCGGGGTTCAGAAGCGAAACGAGGAAATAGAACGTCGGATAAAACACTCCTCTGCGTTTAAAGAGGGTTGGGATGCTCCTGGGATGGAGGCTTATGATGGTGAGTGATGAGCGGTGTGAGAATTGCCGGTTTTGGATAGCAAACAAGTATATTTGTGAACAGCTTGGTGATTGCAAACGCTATCCGCCACTTAAAGGCTCTATGGGAGGAAACGATACTGCTTATTATGGCGCCGTACTTCTTACTCGAAGTTATGATTGGTGTGGGGAGTGGCAAGTAAATAGCCCTCCATCTACAACAAGTGAAGAGTAGACAGCTGGGCTAAATCTTCTATGCTAGTAGTGGTGTCAAGCCCTTGGTTGGATGCCCGGGCAGCGTTGAAGGTTTTGGAGGGTCAGAAATAACCATGGGTCTATATGATAACGTTCTATTCGAGATGGACTGTCCTAAATGTCAGTCCAAAATCTCTGGATTCCAAAGCAAGAATGGGCCTTGTTGGCTCCATGATATTGACTTTAGGAGCGTAGATACCTTCTATAGTTGTTGTAATAAATGTCGTCTATGGATTGAGTACCGATATAAAGTTAAACCGGCCTTAGAACGTACTATAGACGATTATGAATTAGTAATGGAGGACCTACCAAACGACAAGTGATTAAAAGATTGGTGCCCTGCGGCGTGGACAGTGACACGCACACGAGAATCGTTCGTACTAGGTGAAAGAATCTAGCGTGTAATACGGGAACGACGGAAGCCGGTGACGTAAGGGACAAAGGGGCTCATGCTCTTGTGGTTATTCAGTTAACCCTACCTCAACAATTCCGGCCAGGGCACCTACTTATAAAAAGTTATAGTAAGTTCTAACCAGTTATAGCGTGTTTAGGTTAGTTTATGGCGAGCTTTGTAAACTAAGGAAAGCCAAAGAAAATGATCCCGATCGGGACAATTTAGACCAATTTGGGATCAAAACAGGTCAAATAATCCCGTACGGTAAATTTAGAAGAGAAGAGACGAATTGAGCATGAACAACATGACTGATCCAATTCTGTACCGCCTAAACGCTCTTGAACGTGTTGTTGAAGAGTTGATTAAGGACGTTGAGACTATAAGGCGTAGGCCCAGCATAACAGTGTGTCTAAAAGAGGTTCTTACAGATGTATTACGGAGGGCCAGAGTTTAAATGTACGTTAAAGAACTTATTGATCGCTTACAGAACTTCGCACCCAATGCTAACGTGTACGTTGCTATCCAGTTTCGAGACACGATCTTCTATGACCTCGTGCTTGATACTAGGAGCGACAATGACGGCGATGTAGTCCTTGAACCAGTGCCTTATGACCTGGGAAAACTATCACACCCTAAAGAAGACAAGTAACATGGCCCTATACGTCGTTCATTTTTGCCGCAACCGTTCATGCAACGTTGGTTGGATAGACGAAGATCTGACCAATGCAACGAGTCCGCCTAAGTGGAAGTACTGCCCTGAATGCGTTCAACAAGGTTTTGTCAATCCCGATCGTCCTCCTAAATCAGAGGCAGCTATCAGGAAAGCTATGCTCATGAATCAACGTCTAAAAGAACGACGGATCAACGTACATAATGCCCAGGAAGGGGCTTGAAATTTGTTTTAGGTGTTTTGGTACCTCCGAAAGAAACGGACCAGGTAGTGGCTCTGACCACTAATCGCAGTTCCTACCAGTCCTTACATGCACTCCCGCCCGGGTCATATCCGGGGGTCTGCCGAATAACCAATAAGGCAGTTGTAAGGGCTGGTTTTTCTTTTTACCAATTCTGCATTGACCTTACAACTTGTCGCTCGCTGGTCATGTTGTACAACTCTGTTGTTGTCAGGTGCTTATGGCCAGCAGCCTTGCTTACTTCAGAAAGAGGTCTCCCCTTCTTCAAGCTGATGGTAACAAACGAACGCCTTAACCCGTGAGGGGTAATGTCTAAGCCAAGGTGCTTGCCAACCCGTTTAACCTTTTGTTGAATCTTAGCTCTGGTGAACCCTTTTCGATTCTGTCCTACAAAGAAATGCGGGTCCTCTGTCGTTGGGCGTATCTTTAGGTACTCCTTAAGGAAAGGTACTAGGCTTGATGGAATACCTAGGGTTTGTCGCTCTCCGCCTTTCCGGACAAACGTCATGGTTTTCTCTGGGCTATCTAAGTCCACGTCTTCCAACAGCAGGCCGCATAGCTCCGAGTTTCGAAGCCCAGCAAAGTACATCGTTGCAACAATTGCGCGGTTTAAGATGCTTCGTTCCTGTCCGTACTCCCTGTTGTTTTGTAGGAAATCAAATATTTTCTGCGCTTCGTCCTCCTCTAAGACAGTCCGTTTAACATCCCGCTTCCTTTCTGGTTTGAACTGCTTCAACTCATCAAGTAGGATAGGACCTTCTATCTTTTTCATAACAAGAAAACGAGCATAGCAAAGAATGGCAAAGTACAGCATATAGCGGCGGCTCTTTGTAAGCGTTTGCCAAGCTTTTAATAGGGTGTCTGTTGAGATGCCTTTATATAGCTTAAAGAAGAGGGTAAGCGCCCCTGCATAATCGTTAATCGTTTCATTGGAAAAGCGTCGACCACCAGCCGATAAAAGAAACCCCTCCTCCATCCATGTTCGCCACTCTGTAAAGTAAATATCATGTGGTCTCACCCATACGACATTGGCCGTCTTGTCTCGTTTAGTACCTTTTCCCATTACCTCTTCTAAGCCGTCCAGCCACTCAACAAGCTGTTGGAACCTCCCTTCGTAAGTATCCCATACAGCGTTTAGAGTACCCGCTTTGATAAGACGGCGTACGTGTTGGGGCGTGTATCCCAGCTTATCTGCTACAACTTTTGTAGGATAAAATGCCATTGGTGTTCTCCTCCATATGCAGTACCGGTTAAGGCCTGCGAACATGACTGTAACTTAAGAATAGACGGAGGATTAGACCAATTTCATCCTTTATTTTGCGTGTTCCTGAACATGTTTTTCCATTCTTTAAAAATTGAAGAATTGTGTCTAGGAGCGGATTAAAGTGGGGTAACATTAACTCTCAATTCCGCTCCCTCATCCGTCTAGAGTAGTTGTACCGCATAGCTTTGGGCTGTGCAAGTTACAAAATGTTGCGAACATTTATGTTCGTCATTGACAACTATGCAGGATTGTGGTGGGGGAGTTTCTTTGCGGA